CATCACCACCAAGAACAGTGCCTTCCCCGTCTCCGCCGTCACCACCATCATCGGTGTTCAGGCCGATCAACATAGGGCCAGCAATCGCAGCCTCCATGCTGACGTAGTAGCCAAGAACTCCAACGGCTACCATTGCAAAGACTTTACTTGTCAAAAGACGATACAGCTTCCTGCCCATGCCACTAGCGGTTCCCGTGTTAAAGTTCCCCGTAGCGGTTCTCTTCTGGTTTAACATGATCTCACTCCTTATTTTCTGCCTTCCAGTTTTCCTTTTGCGCCACCGCAAACTGATCTGGAGAGGCTTCCATAATGTCCTGATAGAATTCAAGGGTCATCTCTCGCTTGCCCTCGTTGTAGAAGGTCTGAGAGTTACCTGTGAAGCACTTGCGAAAGATGTTGCCAACAGTCAAGAGACGCCACATGAACCGGCGACCCTGCTTTGTCTTCATCATGAACTTGATATCGTCAAGCTCGTTCGCCCTCTCTATCCTGGCAAGGCGCTCTCGTTCAGCTTGGTCAACATGCTTGCTCATTGCTGCCCACCCTGAAGATTAGCGAGCATAGAGCCCTCTTCGGTGCTCGTCTCACTCATAAGCTTGGCTGTCTCTGCAGCAGGCTTCATCATCGTTGCCATCATCTGACGGTTCTGTTGCTGGGCTCTTTCTTCTCTCACCCCGGCAACGACCTCATCAGGCACGACCATCTTCGGTGGAACCCCTGTCATATCAGCATAGACATTTACAGCTTCGTCAAGATCTGCCTTGTCAAGCACATCAGGATTCATCTGTGCAACGCTACCGACAAAGCCAACAAATCGATCAAGGTTGTCCAGGCCGACCATCTTCATCGCCTGGGCAAGTGGAGAGATGTATTCAACCCTCAACTCCATACCCTGAATCTCTTCGGGAGGGGGAGGGACAAGTTCGTTCTCAATCATAATGTCAAACGTTCTGTCGATTGTCGGGTCCAGACCTTCGTCCTTCAGTCGCCAGAATACAGGACCGAGTTGAATAAGCTTCTCGCTGTGCCGCTCAACAATCTCTGTTGCCGTGACTCCAGACCTTGCAGGCATATTGGCCAGCATCATAAACAGGTCATTGTAAAACCCTGCCCTGATCTGTTGTTGTACCCGGTTGTGCTTTGCCTCATAGGAACCGAAGTCTACCCTGACCTCATGTAAAGGCCGCAGACCTGGAGTGCCTTGCATCTCATCAACAGTAGTAATTCCACCAGGCATCGTATTGACGATAGCGTTCTTCAATGCGCTTGGACCGACAAGAGGGGGATCGATGTTCTTGTCCATTGCGATCAAGCCCTTCTCTTCCATCTTCTGCAGCATCTTGACAGCGTTCAGAGTCTTATGCCCCGGACCATTCCCGTAAGTACGGCCAGCGACAACATGCCAGCGTGGAGCGATAACAGGGAACGAATTGAACCCACTGGTTGCAAGTGTCTTTTGTTCTTGAGAATTGCATTCGTACCAGATCGAGCGGAACGGACGATTGAGGAAGTCTTTCACTTCACATCTGTCATCGTTCGGCTCAACCAGCCAACCAACCTTAAACAGCGTCTCTTGCTTCTGGTTGTAGGCATTAAGAACAACGGTGCTCACATTGCCCTTGCCAAACTTGGATATCAGTTGACTTGCTGTCATGTACGAGAACTGAAGGAACGTATCTACGATCAAGTCCTTCGACAGACCGAGCCTGTATTCCCCGCAAGTAAATGGTCGGCAACGAATAACCGTGTCGAAGTTTTCAAAGATCGCAAAGGCTCCTGTACCAAAGCCGCCAATCTCCACATACAGATGATGGAAAGACTGATAGATGTTGGAGCGATTGAAGATAAACCGCATCGACTTCTCGACCTGGTGCAGCCAATCTTTCACGGTAGGAATGTCAGCCATAGCGTCTTCTGCGAACCCGAGCTTAAACCAAGGCGTCGACGGGTTTGTCATCCCCGATTCTAAGCCAGAGGCAAGGACATCAACCGAGTCTGTTGCTGTAGGGTCAAGGATAAGATCATCCTTCTTGGACCCGTCAATCATCTCGTCCTTACCATCTCCAGACAAAGCCTGCCCGTTCCAGGGGATAATGTTCTCCTGAATCTCCCGGTAGATTGGCTTCTGCCTTTCAAATGGATCGTTCAGACCCTTCTCACGCTTGGTTAAATATTCTCTGATCTTCTGATAAGCCATGTTATGAGCCTAAGAGTGTTCTTTGCGTTGACACGGATGGAGCCAGAGCCCCGCCTGTAACGTTCGTTGCAGCAAGACCAGCCGACGCTGCAGCCTTTTTCTTGGTGTCATCCCTTGCTGTCCTCACCCCTTCGTTCGCTCTCTTCAAAGGTTCTGGAGGTGGTGGCGGAGCTTTCGGTGATTTCGGTGACGATAGACACATAATCAATCTCCTTACTTGAGCACTTTATATTTATTGTTTGCCACGAGTGGCTTGTCAGTTGGGTTGGCTGCTTTAGTAATGGGGAACGCAAATGTCAATGCGTATCCATCCCAAAGGTCCGGCGACTTACCGATCAGTTTCTTTATCTCAGCTTTAGGGGCCATGATCATCTTGTCGCCCTTAAAGGTGTATGTGATAGCTGTCGCCTCCGCTATCAACTCAGGCAAGTACGGCAAAGCGCCACCGCTCTTTATCCATTCAGCAAAGAGCCAGCATATCTCAGCCCTCTTGTTGTAGAATCTCGGACTGAACGGCTTACCAGAGAATTGACAATCATGAGCTGTGATGTTCATGCCTGCCAGCGAATCAATCACGCCACCACCATAACCACCAGTGCCATCAACGATGATGCCGTCTGAGCCCCAATTCTTCATCTTGTGGGCAACGTGACCGGCCAGCTCGTTCGACTTCACGTTTCTGAATATCGAAGGAGGGAAGCCGACCTTGCCCTGTCTTGGAGCAATCACACTCCTGTCATCACCTTCTCGGGCAACGTCCACACCGAGTATTTTAACCTCACCGTCGTAGATGTGCTCTTTGTAGTGCCTGGACATTGAATCTTCCATGTCCTTGATACCGAGCAGAGCATTAAAAGCTGCAGGAGGAAACAGACCAAGGATTGTTGCCATAACCCAAGGATTGTCTCTGCCATACTCGTTGATCTGATCTCTTGCAAACTCGACCGGGACACGCGGTGTTCTCTTCGGGTCGTCAGGGTCAGCTGTGATCGTGATCAGCACCCAACGCTTTGCCTGCTTGTTGCATATCTGGTACAGCAGACCGGCCAGGCTTGTCGGGTTGCCTGCGGCTATGATCGCAGCATCAACAGGAAGTCCCGTGAATATCTGTTCAGCAGCACGACCGACAGCAAGAGGCATATCGCCTATCTCATCGAGAAGCACGAACGGGTATTTTGAATGCAGTCCAGACAGTGCTCGACCGATTGCGTCAGCGTCAGCGTCCTTGGCATACGACCTGGCAGAGAGAAACCATGTCTCTGGGTGATCGTTCGCATAGATACGTTCCTTGTTCCAGGTAAATGCCTGACACAAGAACTCGCTGCGCCCCTGCCACTTGGCAAGCTCAGACCAAAGGTTGTCCTTTAAGTTGTCACCTGTTATTGAAAGAGCAGCCCCTTTGGGATGCTCGCCCTTCTTTGCAAAGCATGACAGTCGATGCCAGCCAGCCCACGCAAGCAGCGCAGACTTACCAGGACCAGTACATGCCCTCATACAGACGCGACGTTGAGCCTGAGATGAACCACCCAAGGCTTCCAACGCTTCAACCTGCCACTCGTCCAGATCAACCTTGAATTGCTCGTGGACAAACTGCGCAGGATTCTCCCGCCACGATCTTATTTTGTTAAAGGCTGATGACTTAGCCATCTGCTTTGTCGTCGTTCGAGCCGTCTATGAGATCCTCAAGAGTCAATGTACCCGTGAAATCTTTCTTGTCAGCAAGGCCGAGATCTCTGGCAATTATGTTGCCGTTATACGCTCCGACAGCAGCGCCTTCAAACTTCTGAGTGTAGATTATTTCCCTTATGCGCGTGATGACTTCGGTAAAATCTTCTGAACACTTCTTCTCAAATTCAGTGAAATACTTAGAGTGAACGCCGAGAAAAAGAGACAGTCCCGTCAAAGTGTATGGCGTGTCCGTAGGTATCTCAACCTTGTCAGAGTCCTTGCCTTTGAAGTCTACCCTTACCCACTTGCGGCCATCTGTGTATATGAAATACTCAACAGCGGCGTCCCATAGGATTGTGGCACTCGCAAAGATACTGTCTCGTCCATGCTTGGAGCGCATCTTCCAGAACTGATTTCCCTTGGGTGCTGCCATGACTTAACCCTTCCC